CAGCACTAGAACCAATAACAGTTGCTAGAAAACCACTAAGTGAAGGCACAGTTGTTGAAAACGTATTAAAACATGGAACGGGTGGTATTAATATAGATGAAAGTAGAATACCAACTGAAGAAGATCAACGTAGACCAAGTAAAGGTGGTGAGAATGGTTTAGTTGGTAGTGGTACGTTTAAAATAAGAGAACGAACGGTTGACGAACAGATAAAACAACCAGGCAGATTTCCTGCAAATTTAATTCATGATGGTAGTAGTGAGGTAACAGAGTTATTTCCAGATAATGCAGGTGCATTCGCTCCTGTCAAATCAACATCATCTGGAATTTCCAATGGGATATATGGTGATTTTGATCACAAAGGTGATGATGGTGCATCATTTCGAAATGATGAGGGTTCAGCTGCAAGATTTTTCTATTGTGCGAAAGCTAGTAAAAGTGATAGAAATGAGGGGTGTGAAGATTTACCAAAAAAAGCAGGTGGTAGTAATGCTAAAGGATATACAAAAGATGTAGAACGTGGACTAGATAGAAATAGACCAGTTTCTAATCATCACCCAACGGTTAAACCAACACCATTAATGGAATATTTGGTAAAATTGGTAACACCAAAAGGTGGTACTGTATTAGATCCATTCATGGGAAGTGGTAGTACAGGCAAAGCATGTAAACGATTAGACTTTGATTTCATTGGTATAGAAATGAATGAAGATTATATGAATATTGCAAAGGCTAGAATCGAACGTGCAATGAAAGATGGTGAGGTATATATTCCACCAAAACAAAGAGAAATAACAAATAAGTTCTTTGATATATGATAGAATATAATATCTTAAATAAATTCATTGACTGTGATGAACTTGACGTGGAATATCGTAAGATAACTAATGATATATTAAGAGTTAAGGATACAAAACATGCTTTACACGTAATATTTAAGTACTTCCGTAAACATGGATTTCCACACTATGATGTCCCTCATTATCAACGAGTTAAGGATATAAAATCGTTAATCAACTTTGATGAGAATACACTACTAATTGATAACAGACTAGAACAGACTATGCATGGTTTATCAACGGCCTGGTCGTACTTTCCGCATTGGGTGGATGTTCGGTGTGGATCAAGTAAAATGACACCAATAGAGTACTGGAATAGTGATGAAAAATTAAAAGAAATTATTAGAAAAACGTGGGTATGGCAACTGAAACATGGTAATGGTAAGTTCACACTAAACAGATTACGACAGAATTTTAAGATATATGGTGGAAACCAAACGGTGAGTAATTTTAGACCAACGGTTGCTAAATATCTATATAATACATATGGTAATAACGGTGTAATATATGACCCAAGTATGGGTTGGGGTGGACGATTACTAGGATTTTTATCAAGTAATTGTAAGACTTATATCGGTACTGATCCATCTACTAAAACATATGATGGTCTTGTTAAACTCAACAAAGATTTGAATTTACACGATAAACACGTTGAATTTCACAACTTAGGTTCAGAGATATTTAAACCAAAACATGAAAGTGTTGATTTGATATTCACATCACCACCATATTTTGATACTGAGAAGTATTCAGATGAACCAACTCAATCATATTTGAAATATCCATCAGAGGATTTGTGGCTGAATGGGTTTTTAACAGATACAATTAATAATTGTTATCATGGATTACGTAAAGGTGGTCATATGATATTAAACATAGCAAATACTGCGAAACATAAGAACATAGAAGAACGAACAAAAGAAATATCGGAAAAAACTGGATTTAAATTAAAAGATACTATTTATCTAACACTATCTAGTGTTGCGGGTAAAGGGTTAAAATTAGAACCAATATTCATTTTCACCAAAAATTAACAGTTAGAAGTACATACATTTTTAAATAAACAATAGTTATATTCACCAATAAGAAATTAATAGAAAATCAAGACGAAATTATGACACAAACATCAGAAGAATTATTTGAACAAATTAAGACATTATTTGATCAATTTGAAGTAGAACATAGTAAAACAACCAAAGCCTCAAACACAAAAGCACGTAAGGCTATTGGGGAATTGAAAAAACTAATAACGGACTACCGTAAAGCATCGGTAGCAGAATCTAAATAAAGTATATACTCGTAATCGAGAATCTTAACTAAACTATTTAACCATCGGCTTTTGTTATGGTGTGAATGAGATAACCACTCTGATCTTAAATAGTATGCAACAATATCTTTAATCAAATGAAAAAACAATTAATATAATATGAACACAACGAATCAATTAGATTTGGATAAAAAAATACTTAGTGATATTGTGGTACACACCAAATACGCTAGACATTTAGAGAAGGAAAACCGTAGGGAGAATTGGTTTGAAATAGTGACTAGAAACAAAGAGATGCATGTACGAAAATATCCAATGATAGCTGGTGAAATCGAGGATGTGTATAACGACTTTGTGTTAACTAAAAAAGTATTACCCTCAATGAGGTCAATGCAATTCGGTGGTAGACCTATTGAAATAAACAATTCAAGAATTTACAACTGTGCATTCCTACCAATAGATTCAATATATAGTTTTTCTGAAACTATGTTTCTACTGTTAGGCGGTACAGGGGTGGGTTATAGTGTACAGACACACCACATCGAAAACCTGCCGGAAATTCACAAACCCAATTATGATAGAAAACGAAAATATGTAATACAAGATAGTATTATAGGTTGGGCTGATGCTGTTAAGGTACTATTCAAATCATATACAGGTAAAATCAATTCACATATTCAATTTGATTATAGTGATATCCGAGAAAAGGGTGCATTGTTAATCACAGCAGGTGGTAGAGCACCTGGTCCTGAACCACTTAGATTGGCTCTTACCAAATTAGAGGGTATGTTACGTGAAAAGGATGATAATTCAAGTTTATCATCACTCGAAGCACATGACATTATGTGTCATATCGCTGATGCTGTTTTAGCAGGTGGTATCCGTAGAGCAGCAATGATAGCATTATTCAACATAAATGATGCATCGATGTTATCATGTAAGATTGGTGATTGGTACATTAGAAATCCACAACGTGGTAGAGCTAATAATAGTGCTGTAATACTCAGACATAAAATTACTAAATCAAAGTTCCACCATTTATGGGAACGAATGAAAGCAAGTAGAGCAGGTGAACCTGGAATATACTTTACAAATGATATGGATTGGGGTACAAATCCTTGTGCTGAGATATCATTAAGACCTAATCAATTTTGTAACCTTACTGAAATAAACATGAGTAGTGTTGTAGATCAAGAGGACTTTGAAGAACGTTCAAAAGCAGCCGCTTTCATTGGTACATTACAGGCTGGGTATACTGATTTCCATTATCTACGTGATATATGGGCACGAACTACTGAAAAAGATGCTTTACTAGGTGTTAGTATGACAGGTATTGCATCAAAGGGTAATTTATTATTGGATTACGTGAATGCTACTCATATTGTAAACGAAGAAAACAAACGTGTTGCTGAGATTGTTGGAATAAACCCAGCGGCTCGAACAACTTCAGTAAAACCAGCTGGAACAACAAGTTTGGTACTTGGTACGAGTAGTGGAATTCATGCATGGCATAATAATTACTACATAAGACGAATGAGAATTGGTAAAGATGAATCAATTTATCCGTATCTAAAGAAAAGACATCCAAAATTAATTGAGGATGAGTTTTTCAGACCAGAACAACAATCGGTAATATCAGTACCACAACGAGCACCAAAGGGAGCGATAACAAGACATGAATCACCGATAGATCTATTGGAACGTGTTAAGTTTATATCCGAAAATTGGATACATAATGGGTACAGAAAAGGACAAAATCACCACAACGTATCATGTACAGTTTCAGTAAAAGATAATGAATGGGATTTGGTACGTGATTGGATGTGGACAAACAAAAGACATTATAACGGTATATCCGTAATTCCTTTCGATGGTGGAACTTACAAGCAAATGCCTTTTGAGGATATTACTAAAAAAGAATACGAAGAATTATACTCACAACTTAAAAATATCGACCTAACCAAAGTAGTGGAAGCGGAAGATACAACTGAATTATCAGCAGAACTTGCATGTTCGGGTGGTGTATGTACATTGGAATAATTTAGATTCATTATCAATTACTGTGAAATGATATAGAAATCTCACACTCTTATATTTATATATAAAGGAGGTGAATGATAATATATAAAACAACTAATTTAGTAAACGGTAGATTTTATGTAGGTAAGGATAAATACAATAATCCAAACTACATGGGTTCGGGTAAATTATTAAAACAATCAATATTAAAATATGGTATTGAAAATTTTAAAAAAGAAATATTAGAAATTTGTAATGAATCCAATATAGATAATCGAGAAATTCATTGGATTAATAAATCACGAAATTCAGATTGTTACAATATAGCTAATGGTGGCGAGGGTGGTGACACATTTACTCATAATCCAAATAGAGAATTAACACGTGAATTACACAGACGTAACATTGATAATAATAATCCAATGAATGACTCAATTACACGAACAAAACATCTACGAATAGTACAGAGTGATGACTATAAACAAAATATGAGTAAATTAGTAAAAAATAGATTGAGTGATCCAATTGCCCGTGATAAATTATCTAAAAGTATAAAGGTGGCTATAAACACCCCCGATAAATTAAAAATTTGGAGTGATTGTAAAAAAGGATCAAACAATGGTAGATGGTTGGGGAGTATTGAGGTTATTGATTTAGAAGGAACAAGTACAGTTTACGAATCAGCCGTTGAAGTTTCTAATAAACTTGGGGTTGCACCACAACGGGTGAGAGAACATTGTAAAAATAATACACATTACGTTAGAGGCCCATACAAAGAATGGACATTTAAATTTTGTGAGGTAACATAGAATTGATATAAACAAAGGAAAGTAAAGTTATGAATGAAACAAAAGACAACACATTTACATTAATGAGTGATACCGAACCTCATTTTCTTATTAAATTTCACGATGTTGATAATGACAATAAGGAAATCGGTAAGTTTTATGTAGAGGATGATATACTGAAATTCGAAGGAAACACAGATGAATCAGCTAAAATATTTGTAGAGACCGTATGTGGTGTATATAATAAAACTGCTGAAATTACATAAAAAATATTATCATGAGTGATAATAGGTTACGTGGTGAGAACCACCCGAATGCCAAATTAACAGATGACCAAGTTATAGAGATTAAGAAATTAATAAAACAAGGATTCTCTAAACGATTAATCGCACGCAACTACAAAATAAGTACGTGGAACGTGGATTATATTGCCAAAGAATTTATTTGGAAACACTTAAAATAAGTTACGTTTTATTAGGAAGTCTCGAAAAAAAGTCGTACTTTAGTAGTAGATATTGATAATAAAACTTAAAACTATGACTAATGTGATTACAGATTATTTACCAAGTGATACTGATCGATTTTTCTGTTACGCTTGGTATGATAAATTGAGGTCTAATGAAACCAAATTCGGTGACAGATGGGTTTTCGCCGGTATCGACCCAACTACAAGTTGTAAACAACGAATACGAGAACAAGCACAGACTCGTAAAGATTTGGTAGATGATGGTTCATATCGTATGGTTGCTATTTGGGATGTTAGTGACATTGCCAAGGAAGCAAACCGATTTCACAAACATGGTAAAATTGATGATTACATACGGAAGGATATTGGATTTGTAAAACAGAGTGAAGTACATTCATTAGCATGGACTGACTTAAAATTAAGAGTTGATGCGATTGTATCTAAATCCACTCAAATTAAACCGATTGTAAAATTATCAACTGCTCAGTATGAAATAGTTGCTGAGTTGAAAATTGCAATAGCCAACGGACACCGACGATTTTTAGGTGAATTAGCCGCTAGAATCGGTAAAACAATAGCATCATCCTCATTGAGTATGGAGATTGATGTTCCGATTACAATTATAACATCATACGTAAAAACAGTATTCACATCATTCAGAAGTGATATTACATCATTCGAACAAT